AATTGGTTGGCTCTTGCTACCAGACTTATACACCCCACGGGGCTGGTCTATCCGTGTGGGGAATCTATTTAGAACTGACCTGCTGCAGAACCTTTACGTAGGTATGTAGTTGATAGTCCTGCTGCACCTACTCCAGATGAACCCTGGAATGATGCTATTTCTTTTTCTGCTAATTGAGTACGTTTACGCTGAGCAGATGCAAGTCCTTTAAATACTTCTTCTTCTGCAACTTTTTGATTATAGTTAATGTTTTCTTCATTATAAATTTGTGATAACTTAGTAGCAGTAGGAAGTACCTCTGAGATAGTGGAGTATCCTTTACGTGCTGTTGCTAGGTCTACACCAAACTTAGCCAATGATTCTGCGCTAGTCATATCAGTTGTAAGCCCACCCTGTGCAAGGGCTGCACTACCAATCTCTGCTGCAGTTACTTTCTCCTGTAATTTAGGTAGGTTTTCTTTTGGATTTAAGAAGTAACTTACTAGTTCAGTATCTGTAATCTTATAAAAATCACGAAGAGTAGATTTAATTAATGGGTCTGCATTCTCTACACGGGTAACTACTGTAGATACTCTATCCTTAAACTCAACAGGAGATATATCTCCACCTATAATATTAGCCATTGCGGCTTGTCTTGCTTTTCTATCTGTCCCTAATAATGCTTGTTGCCCATATGCACGAAGTGTTTCTGAATAACTATCCTCAAGGGCTAGGTATTCTCCTTCAGTTAAAGCATTAAGACCAGCAGCAACTCTAGTTGTATTGCCAGCAAACCGTGTTTGATATGTTTTATTTTTACGTAATTCAATTATAGCCTCATTAGAGGTTAATCCTTGACGCATGTAACCAGCAATAACTGGCGCTAAATCACTTAATCCATATAGTGCAAATGTAGAATCAAGTAAAGCAAATGCATCACGAGTTTCTTTGCTTATGTTAGAAGCACCTGCAGCACCTGCGGTATCAGTTCCTGCTATGTCAGAACTTCCTGGAACTGGAACTCCAAATTCACCATACTGTGCAGATACTCTAGCAGTTGCATCCTTTTCTGATACACCACTAGCAATTAAATCAGCAATTTGTTTTTTTTGTAAAATGTCCGCCATTGCTTTGGTATCAGTTGTACCATCTGGTTTTCTTACTTGCCTTTGTTCTTCAGCAGTTAGTTGTCCAGATATAGGTGTATCATTAAAATATCCCTGTGAGTTAATACCACCACGAGAAGTAATATATTCTTTAGTATAACCAATTGCTCTGGCTTCGGCTTCTTTAGCAGTATTACGTTCTGAGCCAGTAACTGTTAATCCAGATACTGCAGAAACAGTTCCAACTGAACCTACTGCTGGAGCACTACCAGCCTGACCAAATGGTGTACCACTGGCAACTACTGGGGGTAACCCCATTCTTGCTCTAACCTTATCGCGTTCGTCAACCATTAACCTACCACCCCAAACATTTTAAGAATATCATTGGCATATCCCGCTGCTTCATCTCTGGCATTCTTAGTCTTTCCCCATTCTGGTTTATTACGAAGTAATACTTCAAACTCTGTAGTAGACATAACTCCAGGTTTTCCATTATTTCTTAATGCCATTTGAATATCTCTATCAAATGCATCTAAAGATTCTGAAGGTACTTCTAAAATTTGAGACTTTAGATTTCCAAATTGACTGGCTAGATTCTTAATACTAATACCATTATCAATGGAATCTCCTAGATTAGTATAAAAACTCTTAGCCATGTTTCTAATCTTTTGTTGTTGCTCTTCTAACTTACCAGTAGTTAAACTACCACCTGGTCTTAATCCACCAATTACCTCATCAAGGGCTTCTTGAGTACTTAACCTAATACCATAATTAGCAGCATAACTTTTCAATGAAGATATACTTCTTGCTACAGCACCATTGCCAGAGGCAATAGCCTCTAATGAAGTACCACGAATTGCTGGTTTAATAGTATCTGCCATGATACGTGCATAATCTTCTTGGTCTAGTAAAGAGCCAGACTCAATTACTTTACCCCCAACAGTTTTCTGTTTGACAACAGCCTTCTTCATTTCTTTACTTACTCTATCAAAGAAATCTTTTTGCTCTGCAGTAGTAGCCTCACGTCCCAGCATTTCTACTGTAAACGCATCAATCATTTGTTTAGCGTCTACTCTAGTTATCTCCTGTGCACGGTCTGTAGGTCCGCCACCACCTGCATAATCAGGTCTAGCATTAAGCCAGTTAGTTATGCTAGTAAAACCGCCTTCAAGACTACCAGATGCACCAAGTGTATCTACTATTTGTTTGCTCTGTTCATTGGCTGCTTCTATAATAGCCTCAGTAAGACCAGAGTCTGATTTAGTTACATAATCTTTTTCGGTTAATTTTCCTTTGCGATATAAAGAAGTACGTAATAACTCTATATCTTTGTACTCTTTTTTAATTGCCGCAACTACTTGATTTCGGTCAACAACAGAAAAGTCTTTACCATCTGGAGTTACATATAAAAATCGTTGATATGCTAATCCTCTTCCAGTTGCCTGGGTAATAATACGTTCACCAAACTGGTTTTCTTCAAGTACTAATCTATTTTCTGGAGTAGCAGTATCGGAAAATCTTGCAAGTAAATCACTCTTATTAGATGGTGTTGGTGCACCATATAGATTTATTGACATACTATCTATCCTCAATTCCTGCTATAAGTGATTCTCTAGAATAAAAATTAAGCAACCCAGTAAATATAATTCTATTTGCTTCTTTTACTATTGGATTTGTTTTACCGAGTTCTGTTAATATACTAACGACTTGTTCTTTCTTGCTTGATTTCATGCTACTAAAATCCCAACGCATACCCATTGCTGGGTCGTCTGCAAGGGTAAGAAACTCTGATACATTTTTAATAGCAAGGTTCATGGCTGACCTTGTTTGTAGGTCAATAGGAGACTTAGGTTCGGCTACTGCTTCAGATAGGGCTTTAAACATTTTCTTTAAATCTCCACGATTAGTTCCTTTTCCACTAATCTCAGCATCAAGATATGGATTAGATACTAAAAGAGCAGTACGTTCCTGTGCGGCCTTGTCAATTAATTGACGTCTGGTTATATAGCCAGGCTCTTTCTTTAGTGCTTCATTAAGTCTATCTTCAACAGCAAAATATCTTTGTTTATCTTCGGCTACTGATACACTGTCTAAATATTTTTTAAAGTCTGGTATATCTACTAGACCTTCTGATTCCATCCAAGCATATATATCTGGGTTATACTCACCAGTTTTTGGTGCGAATAAATAACCTACTTCTTCATAGGTATCAATAAACTTTTTATTTCTAACTGACCAGTCTTTAACCTCTTGAGTTGTATTAATAAGAACTCTAAACTCTTTAGTATTACGTGGTACTAGATATGCTAACTTTCCTGGATTTTGACCAGTCCAAGTAGCAACTGCTAAGTCAAATATATCCGCAGTATCTTCATCGGCATTACGTAGTAAACCGTTGTATACTTCCCAGAAGGATGCTTTCCAACTAGTAACACCAGTTTTTTTAAGGAAACCTGGTAAATTTTTAGAGTCACGTAAGGTAGGTTGTCCTGGGCTTATTAAGCCAAGCATGTTACGTGCAATAATAATACTATGTGTGCTAAGTTTTAAGTTTGATAAATACTTTGCACGTTCTTCAGTTGTTGCATCTGATGATAGTCCATTACCAAAGGCTTGTTGATAAGCAATAGCCTGTAATAATGCTGTACTTTTTTGTCTATCTCTTTCAATTGGAGATAGAGTAGATAAAATATTATCAGCCAACATAGGCATAACGGCACTCTTAAATGTCATCCTATCACCAAACTGACCAAGTGCTAAAGTATCAAAAGTTTCGGCAAAGTCAGTAGCAAAAGGTTGTCCAAATGGCAACTCTCTTAAAATTGCTCTAGCAGTTACAATAGACAAAGCACTTATTGGTCCAGCCAATGCTGGCTGTCCAGCATCAGGTGAGAAAGATGGGTTAAGTAATCTTAACTTAAGTGTAAACTCATTAAATGATGGAACTTGTAATGTTGAGTTACCTGTAAGGGTACGTAATACTGGCTCTATTGCACCATTGATTACAGAATCAGTTGGGAAGACAATAAACTTATCTCCCTTTTCATCTTCATAAACATCACCAGATGCTTCAAGACCTGTGTATAATAATCGTGTACGATATAAAGCACGGAGTGGAGTTTTTGTATAAACTCTAAAAACACGTCTGTAAAAATCTTCAGTTGCACGATAAAATCTACCTACTGAACGAACAGATACTGCAAAGTTAGAACGAATAGATGGATTATCTACAAATTCAATTAATTCATCTGAAGCCCGACTTAGGGCTAAGTTTGTATATTGACTTTTAACATGTTCTGTTGCTCTAATTTTTGCAATCGCTGGACTAAGTGTTGGATTTTCTTCAAGCATAATCTTCTTGGATTTTTCAATAGCCAATTTTTCAAAAGGTGCCAAATCGGCAAGTGCTTTTTCAGTTTTAATAAGCAGCAATGGTTGACGGAACCAACCAGTTACTACAGCGTCCATAGTTTCCATGGTCCAATTTTGCCATTTAGAGTAAAGGTAACCAAACCCTTCTCCTTCTGCAAAAATTTTCATATCCTTTTCAGGACCAAGGTTATATAAACGTGTTTGTATATTTAATCTTGGCTGATATCCTTGAGTTAAATCTTCAAATTGTTGAAATTCAATTTCGGCAGATGCTTTACTCCATGGGTCACGGATTACTTTTTTACTACCCTTTGCATTTGTTTCAATTTTCAACTTGGCTGCTTTAACTGCATCAAATAATTTTTTATTATAATTAGTTGGACCACCGTGAAAAGTATTTCTCATGTCCATAAGCATAGTTTCTGCGTGGATACGGGCAATTTGTACATCTGGAATACCAGATTGACGGTATGCAACAGTTGTACTAAACAAAGAAAGGAATCCTTTTAACTTTGTTTCATTAGCAATAATATAATCATCTTCAAATCCTTTAGGAAGTTTCTCAACTCCAACATCTTTTAATACGCTATTGCGGGCATTAATAAAATTACCACGAGTTTCAAGTGCGTTATTTCTAAAAAATGCACCTACTGGATTTACCACTGCTCCGTCTGCAATTTTTTCACTATTATAAGAAAAACGAATACCCCAGTTATCAAAATGAGCAAGAGCAATTTGCTTTGTTGTCATTTTATTAATATCTATATCACGATACTTTTTGCCTAGAGCAAGACCTGCTTCTTTAAATGCTTTAGTTGCATTACTATTTATAAAAACAGAATCTAAATATTCAATATCAATCTTACCAGTCATCATACTTCGAGCAGCGACTGAATCAGCCATAGAGTCAAGAACTTTAGGACTGTATTTCATAATTCTAGTAAGGGTATTCCAAGTATTAGGATTCATTTTATCTTGATAAAGAGATGATACTCTTAACAAAGTTTCTTCTCTAATAGCCTCATGCGCTACATCGGCTAATGCAACTTCGTATCCATATTTTTTAGATAACTTAGCACGTGCTGTTTCTAAAATTTCTAATCTATCTTGGTTACTTAATTTTTTAGTTGGGTCTAATTGAGAAAAAATTAAACCAGGAATAGTTACTTCTTTTCCTTTAACTCTTTTTGTTGTGCCTCCATAAATAAGACCACGTTTTAACAAACCTTGAGTTGTTCTAGAACCAGTAGTAGCCTCAAGCGCTGAACGACCTGCACGTCCACCAAATACAAATTTAATTAAATCTCTTCTAGGTGTTGTAAGTGCAGAAAAAGTAAGTTCATCTATGCTGCTTCGTGACCCTAAACGTGGGAATAAAGTATGAGTTGACCAAAAGTCAGTAACAAATTTAGAAAATTTATTTCTAGTAGCGCCACCAAATAAGGTAATTACATTTTTTTGTTCTGACCAACGTGAAGTTACTGCCTCTTGATATATTAAATCAAATGGTAGTGGAGCAATACTTCTCGCAACCTGAGATGGTTGAACTATTCCCTTAGATGCTTGAAGGAATGTTTCTCCTTCACGAGAAATTGATGCTGGATGGAACACATCTACTAAATCAAGTGGTACCTCAGACTTAATAGTTGAGAACATACCAGTTTCATTAAAGGTGGCGGAAAGGATTTCATTCATAACCTTATCACCATTTACTGAACCAGGTAAACCAGCCTTAACCATAACGGCTGCATACAAGTTACGAATCATTGTAAGTTGTATTTCTGGTGCTTCATCTAAAAATACCTCAGCAAAAGCACCTGCTGTATTTTTAGGCATAACTATTTTTGCTAGGTTTTTAACCTCTTCAATAGTTTTAATTGCATCATCACCATAAATAATACGATTAGGAGTACGTCCAAAGGCTGTTCCTAATTTATATAATTTTTTACGTGTCTTAGAAATATCTGTAGTTAAATCAATAATATCTTTTATGGCTGGATTAACTAAATTTTCTCCATCGTCAGCAACCTTTTTCAATACATCCAATACAGTTGCTAATTCTTTTTCACCCTTATCAATATAAGAGGCTACATCTGCATTTCTAGCAGTAGGATTAAATATTGAATCAATAACCTTATGAGATGCAGAGGTAAGAGTTCGGTAGTTTTTTGCTACAGAAATTCCATTTCTGCGATAACTAACACCATCTACTCTGCCACCTAATAGTAAGTCAAAGTTTTCTGCTTCAATAAAAAACTTACGTGCTTCTGCTGCATTAAATACTTTACCTTTTGCTAAGTCTTTAACGACTGAAAGATTAGCCCAATCTGGAAAATCAGAACGTATCTGTTCATATACCATGTTTTTGGCTACAGGACCTTCTGCTTCTGCGTATTTCTTTACTGCTTTACCTAGTTGCTCGTCCCATAATTTAATAACATCTGCTTGTTGAAATACAAAGTTTACTCCACCATCAACATTGCCACGTTCGGCAAGAAATTGAAGTTGGTCAGCAAGTTTTTCACCACGACTTTTAATTCCACCAAAGCGACCAATTGCTTCTCCAACACCAGCAACACCCCTACCAATGGCTTTAGTACCTTTGATTATAGGACCAACACCAGTATATGTTAAAGGGTCAATGGCAACTTGATATGTTCCATCTAAAGTACCAGATGCTACTCCCGCAATACCAGTGCGTGTTTTTTTATCAGTTAAATCAATGCCAATTTTTTTAAGTAATTTAGTAGCCCAATAATTTTGATTAACTTCTGCGTCAGCCTTAAGCCAACTTCCAACCTTATCTCTACCTGGAGATACTTGAGCATACTGTTTTACTTCAGATAATAAATTTTGAAATTGTTCTGGTTCATCACCCATGAACATAATTGCATTTAACATGCTAGTATCAGTCTCACCATACAAGTCCATTGACTCGCCTATGGTTCTACCTTCTGCATGCCCACGAATTAAAGTTACTAATGCTTTACCATGCTTGGCTTCATACTCAGAGATTTTGTCCCATCTCCAAGAGTTCTTTCCATCAAATGCATCTGAAAGAAGTTTTTTATTAAGCCTTGTACCTTGACCTTGTTCAACTTGTTGTTCAGCAGCATAAGGTGTATTAAGAGTTCTAGAGTATTTATTCGCTGCAGTAAATCCTGCAATTACTGGGCTAAAATATAATTTAGCAGTATTACCTACCGCTTTACCAACTGCTTGAATTACTTTACCAAAAGCATTTACTTCAGGTTCAAAGATTTCTTTGTCTGACCAAATACTATTAATAGTTTTTTGAATTTCTGTATCAAACTCAAGAAACTCTTTACGTCCATCTTCTTTACTAAGTTGTAAAAGTCTTTTTCCTTCTTTACGAGCACGGGCCAACTGGCTCATTTGTATTTGTTGATTGATAGGTAGGTTAGCGTCCATTGCTGCTTTATAAATATTAGGACTAAGTTCAGCAATAACTGGGTCTAATTTTATCTCTGGCATTAATACCCTGCATCGTCTAGCATGCGATAGACCATTTCAGAATCTCCTGAAACATCATATTGCGTAAGACTTCTAATAACATCCTTAATTGTAGGTTCCTGCATTGGAAGTTTTCCAAGAGCCATTGAACCTGGTCCATCACCAATATCTACGCCACTAGTAATTACTTCATTTTTACGACTAGTAGGAGCAAATAAAGGTGTTACATCTCCTAGGCTACTTTGTGGTATTGGGTCACCAGCCATAGGCGCTGCTACTTGTTGGTCGTAAGTTGCTTGTCCTTCTCCTTGTGGTAATCCTGAGATGTATGTTGCACCTTGTGTTGGTCCCCCGTCAGTGCGTTGACTAAGAGCGCCAGGGCCTGATACTGGGGCTGGGTTACTCGGTTTTCTATATCCACCTTGCTCCATCATTGACATAATATCTCCTACTTAGTAAATTGTGTTTTAACATTTGCAGTACCACCGCACCACACATTGTATTGAATTGCTATATTGATTGCTTTCTTTGCTGCCCCTGATGCTTTAGCATGGGTCTTAGTTTCTAACTCCATTGCTGCTAATGCACCAAGCGCTAAGGTTCCACCAGAACCTATTGCGTATAAACCTTTGTCATCTCGCATATATCCATAGTCATCACTAACTTGATATATCCTTCCATTAAAACAAACTAATGCATCCCAACCAGAATCATCATCGTTCTTTGTTTTAGGTGTTGGGTCATATCCACCATCTATTATGGCTTGCTTCATAGATGGTAATACTCTAATCATCATAAATCTATCTGGGTCTTGCGTCTTAATTACTTTAGGTGGTTGCCATAGGTTATTAAGAATATCTCCTACAATTGCATCACCTGCAACTGCAATTAGATACTCACCAATCTTAACTATCTTGTCGCATCCCTTGGCTACATACGGTCTATCTTGGTATGAAGTTACAGTATCTGCGGCTAATACAGACCAGCCTTTACCTTGTATTCCAACTATTGCTGTCATTGTCCCCCACCTTAGTTATCTTCTTACTACTGTCCTTGCACTAGCACTTGCTTTACCACCTGCACTTAGACTAGATAAAAGACTTTGTAATCCACCACCTTGTGGTGCTTGTGAAGGTAAGCCTCCTGCTGGACCTGCGGGAGCAGGGGACGTTTGCTCAACCATTTGTTCGGTACCAGCAGGAGGTAATTCTGGAGTAAAGATATCTTCAATCGCATCTTCAATTGATATTCCCTTTTGACGGGCTTTAATTACTTGTGCGATTTTTTTCACGATATCAGATGCATCCCCACCTGACGCTGCTAGTTGTGGAATTGCTTGTGTGTATGCCTGTAGTGAACCCACTAATGCATTACGCATTTCTTCCACTTCAATCTTTTCTTGTTCTTGGGTTACGTTAATACCAAATGGTAGTTCACGCATAGCCATATCTTTAGATATTAATTTACCGCCAAGTGCTTGTAGCATGAAGATA